ATTAATAATACTATTATTGGCGGAACTGGAATTGATGCTACATATGTAGATAATGGATCAAGTTCTGGAACACTAACTCTTGATATTGATTCTACTGTTGTTACTCTTAATGGAACTCAAACATTAGAAAATAAAACTTTAACTGCACCAGTTATTAATTCACCAACTGGAATAACAAAGTCCGATGTTGGACTTTCAAATGTTAATAATACATCTGATGCAAATAAACCAATTTCAACTGCTACACAATCTGCACTTGATCTAAAAGCACCACTTGCATCTCCAACATTTACTGGTACAGTAACACTTCCAACTGGAACAGTTACTTCAGGAATGATTTTAGATGGAACAATTGTAAACGCAGACATTAATGCTTCTGCAGCAATTGCGTTAAGCAAACTTGCTACAGATCCACTTGATAGAGCAAATCATACAGGTACACAAACTGCAAGTACTATTTCTGACTTTAATACACAAGTTAGAACATCTAAGGTAACAGATTTAACTGCTCCTACAAGTTCATTCTCAATGAATAGTCAAAAGATTACAAATCTTGCAACACCAACAGCTGATGGAGATGCAGTAAATAAACAATATGTTGATGCTGCAGTTAATAATATTAATATACACGAATCTGTAGTTGCTGCTACAACTGGAAACGTAAATCTTAATAATGGCGTAGAAAATAACGATGTTCTTGATGGAGTAACGCTTTCAACAGGAAATAGAATTCTTGTAAAGAATCAAAATACAGCATCACAAAACGGTGTTTATATCGTTGCTGCAAATGGTGCTCCAAGTCGTGCAACAGATTATGATGCTGCAGGAGAAGTATCTGCTGGCGATTTTATATTCGTCAAGGGCGGTACAGTAAATGCTAATACGGGCTGGATTCAAACAGCAGACGTAACTACAGTAGGTACAGATTCAATTACATTTACTCAATTCTCTGGTGCTGGTACATATACAGCGGGAAATGGACTTACATTAACAGGAACTACATTTAGTATTAATACTGGAACCACTGTTGACCTATCAACTGCACAAACTTTAACAAATAAAACACTTACAAGTCCAACAATTACTGGAACAGGTGCAATTGCTGGTACATTTACTGGTAATTTAACTGGTAATGTGACGGGAAATGTTACAGGAAATGCTGGAACTGTTACAAATGGCGTTTACACCACAGATACAGGTACAGTAACATCAACCATGATTGCAGACGGAACCATAGTAAATGCTGACATTAATTCCAGTGCTGCAATTGCTGCTACAAAGATTTCTGGAACAGCAGTAACTCAAGCAGATACTGGAACAGTAACTAATACAATGCTTGCTGGTTCAATCTCAAATGCTAAACTTACAAACTCTAGCATTACAGTAAATGGAACATCATTTAGCTTAGGTGATTCAAAGACAATTAAGGCAAGCACTACAAACGCCTTGACTATCGGAACTGGTCTTTCAGGAACATCATTTGATGGTGGAAGTGGAGTCACAATTGCAATTGACTCAACTGTTGCTACATTAACAGGAAATCAAACACTTACTAATAAAACCATTACACTCCCAACAATTGGTGGAACTGGAGCAAACTTTAGTGGATCCACTTCTGGTACTATTAATTTAATTGCCACAGCAACAGCTGGAACAAATACAATAACACTTCCAGCAACAACTGGTATAGTTGTCACAACAGGAGATACTGGTTCAGTAACTTCTACAATGATTGCAGATGGAACTATAGTCAATGCTGATATATCATCTTCAGCAGCAATTGCAGTTTCTAAATTAGCTGCAAGCACAATATCTGGAGTTACCCTAGGAAGCAATCTTAATGCCTTAACAATTGGAACTGGATTAAGTGGAACTTCTTATAATGGATCTGGAGCAGTCACAATTGCAATTGATTCAACAGTTGCAACATTAACAGGTTCACAAACCCTTACAAACAAAACTTTAAGCTCTGCTGTAGCAACAGGTGGAATTACTCATAATGGTTCTACATCTGGGACAACTGTAGTTCAAGCATCAGCAGTGGCGGGAACAACAACATTAACCCTTCCTGCAGCAACAGATACACTTGTGGGTAAAGCAACAACAGATACATTTACAAATAAAACATACGATACAGCTGGAACAGGTAACGTATTTAAGATTAATGGAACTAGTATTTCAGCAGTAACTGGAACTGGTTCTGTAGCACTTTCTGCAAGTCCAACATTTACTGGAACAGTAGGAGCAGCAGCAATTACTACTACAGGAAATGTTATTGTTGGCGGCGATCTAACTGTAAATGGAACTACTACTACACTTAGTTCAACTACACTTACTGTAGCAGATAAGAATATTGAAATTGCTAACGTATCAACACCAACAGATGTTACTGCAAATGGTGCGGGTATTACTGTAAAGGGTGCTTCTGATAAGACATTTAACTGGTTATCATCTACATCATCCTTTACATCATCTGAAAACGTTGATCTTGCAAGTGGTAAAACATTTAAGATTAATGGAACAACAGTTCTTTCATCTAGTCAAGTATTAGGATATACACTTCCAGCAGGAACTATTGTTGGTACTTCAGATGTACAAACACTTACAAATAAAACACTTACATCTCCAGTAATTAGTACCATTTCAAATACAGGTACAATTACATTGCCAACATCAACTACAACACTTGTTGGTAGAGATACTACTGATACATTAACCAATAAGACATTATCAACATCTACAGCTGTAGACTACACAGCAGGACTTACATATAATGGCTCTACTGGAGGAACAATACTTAAAGCATCTTCAGCTGCATCAGGAACATTAACATTGCCAGCAGCTACAGATACTTTAGTAGGTAAAGCAACTACAGATACTCTTACAAACAAGACATTTGGACAATCAGTTGCATCTACCACTGTTTCATTTAATAATATTGCAACAACTGTAGATACCGTAGCACTTTCAGGATTTACCACATTAAAATATACGGTTTCAATTAAACAAGGATCTAAGATTAGATCATCTGTAGTAATGGTACAAACCGATGGAACCACCGTTGACGCTACAGAATTTGGAATTGTAGAAACTGGTGGAAAAATAAGCAGCGTGGCTGTAGCAGCTAACGTATCAGGATCAAACATGGTTCTTCAAGTAACAATTGGAGATGCTTTGACTACAAGCGCAACTGTGAAATTACACAAAATACTGTTATAATAGAAAAATAAGGAGATAACATGGCAGATAAAAATTTTAAACCCAAGAGCAGTATTGATCTTGATGGCTCTACATCTGGAACAGTAACAATTGCAGCACCTGCAGCAGCGGGAACTACAACAATTACCCTTCCAGCAACAACAGGTACAATAATTACAACTGGAGATACAGCAACGGTTACTAATACAATGTTGTCAGGATCAATTGCAAATGCTAAATTAGCTAACTCATCAATAACAATTCAAGGAACTGCATCAGCAGCGGGAGGATCTGTTCAATCTAATTTAACAAATTACGGATCAGTTTCTCTTGGATCAACAATTAATATTCCAATTCGTACTATTTTTCTTGATACTACAACTAATTTTAATAGTGCCAATAATCCATATAATGCACAAAATGGTGATATTGTAATAGTTTATACACCTTAAGGAGTTATTGTGAGAAAAAGTATAAATAAAAAAATTGCTAAGCGTGATGGCGCAAAAAGAGAAGCTATAAAATATTTTGCACCTCCAGCATTTTTTGCACCTCCTTTATTCTTTGCACCTCCAGCATTTTTTGTGCCACCGTTATTTTTTAGTCCACCAGCATTTTTTGCGCCACCCTTATTCTTTGCTCCTCCAGCATTTTTTGCGCCACCCTTATTCTTTGCTCCTCCAGCATTTTTTGCACCACCATTATTTTTTAGTCCCCCAGCATTTTTTGCCCCACCGTATTTTCCACCAGCAAATAGTGGATACAATGTAAGAGTTGGCGGAGCTTGGAAAAATGCTAATGGAATTAGCGTATATGTAAGAGTTGGCGGAGCTTGGAAACAAGCATCTAATGGTTACGTCAGAATATCTGGCGCATGGAAAACTTTATATTAATCATAGTAGAAAGAAAAAATATGGAAAATTTAAAACCTTCGTGGTCTAAAAAAGAACACCTTTTTCCTGGTGTTTGGGTTTATAGAAATGTAATTAAAAAAGAATTAGATATTCAAAATAGACTTGAAAATATTATTCAAAATTATAATTTAAATTGGAATGAAGCCACAGTTGGGCATAAACAAAAACTTCCAGAATATAGAGATTGTTTTGATTTTAAAATTAGAAAAATAAATGAACCAAATAAGCAAGAACCAACAATTTCTCTTGATGGTATATGGCAAGATACTTATGATGCTCAATTACCAGCTGTACAAGATTATTCCAGAATGTATACAATTGAAATGAATTATTGGGAAGCTATGAACTTTATTAAATATGGTCCAGGACAACATTTTCAAGAACATAGTGATCACGGATTTTCATATGTTTGTACACTATCATCAGTCGCATATATTAACGATGATTTTGAAGGTGGAGAATTATATTTTCCTAAATTAGCGTTAAATATAAAACCTAAAGCAGGTGATTTATATTTATTTCCTTCAACTTATTTATTTTCACACAGAGCAATGCCAGTAATATCTGGAACAAAATACTCTATTGTTACAATGTTAGATTATAATGATACAACTCATCGTCCAGGAATGAATCCTGGAGAATATTAATTAAAGTAATATATATGAAAAAAATAAAATTATTTGATAAAGTTAATGTATATCAAAATGGACTTGGAAATACAGAAAAATATATACATTTATTAAAAGATTCTGAATTTAATTTAGGAGGAAAATATTATTTTTCTGAATGGAAAGATTGGTATAGCATTGGCACAATGATGAATATACCAATGCCACATAAAAATTTTAATGTAGTTGAAGAATATCCAAATATTGATCATGCTATTAAACAAAAAGAATTTATAGATCACATATCAAATTGTTTTTATACATTTACTGAAGATTATATAAAAGAATATAATGTAGAATTATCTAAATGGTCTCATAGTGGAATTTCAATTTGTAGATATGATGAAACAAAAAATACTGATTATTTTGCACTTGAATATCATACTGATACTCATGAATTTGATAAAGAATCTCCAGGATTAAAATTTGCAGTAACCTGCACCATGTATTTAAATGATGATTACGAGGGTGGAGAAATATCATTTTTAAATGAAAATGAATCTGAGGTTGTTACATGGAAACCAAAAGCTGGGGATGTAATTGTATTTCCATCAGGAATTCCATATTTTCACGGAGTTCATCCTATATTTAAAGGAAAAAGATATATAATAAGACTTTGGTGGTTTTTAGACTATGAAGGTTCCCCAGAATGGCATGCTAATAAAGAAAAATATGGCGAACAAGAATGGAAAGATATGGAAAATAAAAGAATTAAAGAAGAGTATGATTCTGGCAAACATCATAGGTATGTTGTTTTTCCAGGTGATACACCACCCCCCACTGGACATAAAGCTTTACCATTTTATATGAAAAACAAAAGAACTGTATAGGAAGTTAATTATGAAAAACAATTTAAAAAAAATAAATATTTTTCCAAATGTTACAGTTTATAAAAATTTACTTCCTTATATTGATAAAATTAATCAAATAGTAATTGATTCAGAAACAAATGAAAGAAAAGAAGAAGATTTTTTTGAACCGTGGCAAGGTTGGTATCATTTTGGTACTCAAGTATCCTTTCCATGGATTCCAGACTTAAGCATAGAAGATTTAAAAAAAGAAATTCCACAAAATAATTATAAAAATATAGATAAAAATGAAGATGTTCAAGAATATGTATGCAAAGCTATTTCTTCAGCATTTTATATAGCAACAATGGATTATGTAAAAAGAAATAATATTGAATTACCCAATTGGAAAAAAATGGGACTTACAGTTTGTAAATATAATATAAGCAATCATGAATATGCAATGTCATATCATACTGATTATTCTGAATCTAAAAAAGATGAGCCAGGTTATAAATTTGGAATAACCTGTACCATATATTTAAATGATGATTATGATGGTGGAGAAATTTTATTTTTAGATAAAGAAAGTAAACAAGTAGTAGAATATAAACCATATGCAGGAGATGTTGTTGTATTTCCAGCAGGACAACCTATATATCATGGCGTCGGATCAGTAAGTAAAAATAATAAATATTTTATTAGATTATACTGGGGTTGGGACTATGAAGGATCTAAAGAATGGCATATGAACAAAGAAAAATATGGCGAAGAAACATGGAAAGAAATAGAAACAAAAAGAATTAAAAAAGAATTTCATGAAGGTACTTATCATATAGATGTTATATGGAATGAAGAAGAAAAGTTTTTACCTAAATATATTCCAAATGAAAAAGATCCAACTCTTACACCATTTTACTCTCCATATCCTAAAATAAAAATGGGAAAAGGAAATGAATAATATAAATGTATCATTTTAATGTATATAGATTACATAATTTTTCTGCAAATATTAATCAACTTCCAATAAAAAGAGATTGGATGGAAAATACATTTCAAAAACATGCATATAATTGTTTTCCAGTTACTTTAACAAATGGATTAGGATGGGGAATTTCTTTTCCAGAAGACATTGTATTTAAATGGGATGGAATATCTGACACATCGGGAGAACATGTAAAAGTTGTAACTGGACATGAATATGTTTATACAGAAAGAGCAAATGCAACAATAAGTTTTAAAACAGGGTTAGTGTTTGAAACTGATGATAATTTAAGCATATTGCACATGCCAACTCCAAATCTTTTTATTCATGGAATTACACCATTTACAACATTAACAAGTACATCTTTTTTTAAAGGTGAATTACCTTCTGCAGCAAGAATATTAATACCTAATAAAGAAATAATTATTAAAGCAAATACTCCATATGCAACCATATTACCAATTTCACTTTCTAATTTACAAAATTCTACTATTAAACTATATGAATCACATGAAGTTCCAAATAAATTTTTTCCTGATTTAACAGGATATTCAGAAGCTGTTTATGAATTAAATAAAAAAGGAAAATGGTCAAATTTTTATAGAGATGGTGTAGATCATAAAGGTAATAAATTAGGAAATCATGAAGTAAAAGCGATAAGATTAAATACTATAGGAAAAAATAATGAATAAAATAATTTTTCATTCAAATGGAATTAAATTTTTAAAAAATGATAATTATCCTGAACCAGCTTCTAAAAATATTCCAGAGTGGTATATGAAAGCTAATAAATATATTATTAATCCAATTACAGGAGATCCTGTTTTAGATGAATACGGTGGTAGAGCACCATCGTTTAAATCATGTCCAGCAATTCTTGATATTTTAAATACTGGATATGTATTAAAAACTCCTTGCGATTTGTTTTTTTCTGAAAAAAATGGTTTTCCATATGTTAACACTCCTCATGAATATAGAGATTTTTGTCAATCAAGAGATATAATGCCTGAATTTCAAGTACCAGATGGATACTATGAAAATGCATTCCATTGGTATCCAGACTGGGGAATTGAATTGCCAGAAGGATATAGTGCTATGTATCTTCAACCATTGAATCATTATAATTTGCCATTTTTAACAACATCTGGCATCATAGACAATGACAAAGTAAATACTCCAGGACTTTTACCATTTTTTTTAAGAAAAGGATTTTCTGGAATATTACCAGCATATACTCCATATATTCAAATTATACCTTTTAAAAAAGAAGACTGGCAAGCAGAATTTAAATTATATGATGAGAAAAAAACATCAGAAAGATTTTTAAAATCTAGTAATTTATTTAGAGTGCCAGGCGGAGGGGTATATAAAAAAATAATGTCAAGGAAAAAATATGTATGAAAAAACAAAAGAACCAATAAATAATTATGAAGTAGCAATAAAATCCATAACCCCTTCTGGATTTTTCGGAGACTCTGAAAATTTAATTTTTGAGATTGAAAATTTTATGACCATTGAAGAACAAAATTTTTTATTAAATTTTGCTATGAATAATAAAGATTGGGATTATACTAAAGATACAATAAATGAAAATGGTGTAGTGCTTTATCAAGCAAGCGTGTGGAAAGATCGTGTTGCTTCTTTACCAACTTTATCTGAATATGCACCAAATGTTGTAGATGTAATCTATAAAATGATTGAAAGATTAAAAATAGAAGTTGATAAAGAATTTAAAATAAATGCACAAGCAACAAGTCCAGCTATTGTAAGATGGCCTCCAGGAACAAGACAAGAACCTCATGCAGATAAAGAATTTCATGAAGGACCAAATGCTGGAACACCAAATGCTTTTCCATATTATGACATGGCTAGCATATTTTATATCAATGATGATTACGAAGGTGGAGAACTATATTTTCCATTACAAGGTATAGAATTTAAACCAAAAGCAAGAGCTGTTTATTTTTTTCCAGGAGATAAAAATTTTATACATGGTGTAAGACCAGTTATTAGCGGAACAAGATATACCTCTCCATTTTTTTGGACGATACTAGAACACACAGGAGAATAATGAAAAAACATGTTTATACAAAAGACATTGTTGTTTATGAAGACTTTTTAGGAAAAGAAGAATGTGAATGGTTAATAAAATGGTTTGATAATTCGCCCTCTATTATATGGAATCCAATTTCATTTTATGATTCATATGCAGTTGGATTTTATGATGAAGATCCAACTTTAGAAAAATTTAGATTTCCTAAAAATTATATGCAAATGTTAAAAGTTGCATTTAAAAATGCAACAGAACATGCTTTAGGAAAAGAAGTTTCTGAAGTAACTTTTCATGCTCAAAAATGGATTCCAGGAGCTTTTGCATCTTTTCATTCAGACAATTCTGATGAATATGGTAATCCAACAGCATTTGAAAAAAGCAAATATTCAGCATTTTTATATTTAAATGAAAATTTTGAAGGTGGAGAATTGAATTTTAAAAATCATCCAATTACCATTAAGCCAAAAACTGGAATGTTGGCTGTATTTGCTGGTGGACATGGCAATGAACATGAAGTAAAATTAGTAAAAAGTGGAGATAGGTATACAATAGGTTCTTTTTGGGATGATGCTGATGCGGTTTATAGTGAAGAAAGAAAACAAGAATGGGAAGACGAACTTAAAATTACTAGAGCTAAACAAAAAGAAGAACAACAGGGTTGGCAAAGATTAAAAGAACAAGGCCTAAGATTGGATCCATACGATGGAGAAAAAAAAATAAATGATGCAACCAATGTATGATTTAGAAATTTTAGACGATTGGATTTTTTATTATAAAAATTGTTTAACTGAACCATATAAATATATAAATTTTTTAGAAGAATTAGATAATAATGAAGAATCTTATTCTAATATAGAAAAATGGAAAGATTGGAAATCAAAAAATAATTTAGAAATATTATATGGAAAAAAGAAAAACATAAAAAAATTTTTAAAAACTAATAATGAAAAATTAGATAGAAAAATTTTATATATATCAAACAGTATAACCTCAGCTATTTATATGTGTGCAAAAAATTATTTTTTTCATTTTCCACAAGATAAATTTACATTTGAAATAGATAATAATTTTTTTATTAATAAATATTTTACTAATACCCCTACTGGCCCAAGAGCTGGAAATTCAACAAATGAAAAAGATTATACTTTTACAGCATTAATTAATATAAATGATGATTATCAAAACGGAGAAATAAATTTTTTAAATCAAAACATAAAAATAAAACCAGAAGCTAGCAGCATACTTATATTTCCATCAAGCAGCTCATACATATATGAATCAGAGCCAGTTATTGGAAAAGAAAAGTATATGGCTGTGGGCAAGTTTTATGTAAAACCTCTTATCGAGGTATAATAGTATATATGTCTTATATTAAAAGGGTATTGGCTGATAGGCCCCTCGGATTCTGGAACCTAGATACAACTACAGATCTTGCGGGAAATAACAATCTGACTTTTAATGGAGATCATGATTTTACAGATATTTTACCATTAAATACATCCACATATAAAAATTCAAATAATACAGGTTATACAGTAGTTAATGGTGCAAAAATAACTTCATCTTCATCCATATCAATTCCTGGACAACAAAAATATCATGCCTTTACTTCAGGAGCAGAAAAACTAACCTTTGGTATGGAATTTTGGTTTTCACTTCCTCCAGATTCTACTTATTTTGGTTTTCAAACATTATTGACAATTGAAAATGTAGGTCAGATTTTTCGTTCTGGAGATTTAATAATATTTTATATTGCTGGAGCAGGATTTGTAAAAAAACAAATTAAAAGTCTTAAATCTCAAAATCATATTTTTGCATATTATTCAAATAGAACAATGGGAATATTTGTAAATGGAGTGCAAGGAGAATCTTTAACACTTCCTCAAAATTTTGTATTTACTCATACATACAATCAAGTAAGTTTTACCATTCCAGGAAATTATATTGAAGGTGATTATATTATTTATAATTCACTTGCTTTTTATGACAAAGTTTTAAATGAAAAAGAATTAAAATCTCATATTATGTGGGGACTTAATGACAGCAAACCACAATCATATGTTAAAAAAATATCAGCAAGCGGTTTTGATATTCAAAATACCAAAGATAGAACATGGTTTCAACAATCATTTGATACTGAAAAAAATTGGAATTCTGGAGTATTAAATAATGTTATTGTTGATAACAATGGTTTAACTTTAAAAAAGACATCTGCAATTTCTGATCATACTTTTAATGGACTATTAGATTTTATTTCACTTAATAATTTTTCCTTAGAATTTTCAATGGGAAATTACCATGCTAATGCAGAAATAATAAAAATTAATGTTAATAATTCAAGTGAATATATAGTTATTAGAACAACAGATACAGATTTATTATATTTTGAATATACACAAAATGAAATTACAAGTCAAATAATTGATCCTATTGATATATCGGGATTATCTTTTTTTCACGTAATGCTATCAACAAAAAACTCTTATGTATCTTTAGCAATACAAGACGTTCCATCATTTTTAGAAGTATACACTTCTAATTCTTATCCAATTTTTAATCCAACACAATCTTCTTTAATTTTTAATAATAATTATATTAATAGTGGTATAAATATTTTTAATACGAATGTTGACTTAAGTGAATATTATAAAGTAGAACAAATTGGAGGTAATTATGTTAGTACAGGAAGATCTAAATATAATGATAACTTCATATTATATTTAGATGTTTCAGGTCAAATTGTTCAAACAACAGGAATTTGGACATACACAATTCCTTCATCTTTATATTATAAAATTGTTGGCGGAAAAATATCCTGGAACTCTGCAACACCAGATCAACAAGTTGATTTTACACATAATTTATATAACAATGTTTCTGTACAAATAGATAAAGGTAATGGATGGGAAATAGTAAATAATAGTTTTCCTATATTAAATTATGATTTTTATTTATATGATACAAATTTTGCGGGAGAAAAACCAGATCAAGCTCCAGGATTTTATTTTGAAAATGATATAAAAATTAGAGTTGTTATATTAAGTACAGATGCATCTTCAGCATATCAACCAAGAATAGATAATTTAGAAATTTCTATTTATAAAGATTTATCTATACAAGATGATACAAGCAACTATGTGCTAGAACCTTACAGCATTATTGATGAAAATTGGCATAATCAACCTCCACCTGGTGTTCAACAAATTTCTTCAAGACCCTATGCAATAAAATCTAATAATTATAATGTATTGTCCAGATCTAATAATTTTGGTATTAAAACATCATTAGAATGTGTTCCTTTTATTCGTCAAAATATTCCAAATTTAGGTTACAAATCTTTAGAATTTTGGTTTAGAAAAGATACATATAATTCGGGACATATTATGGATACTCAAGTCACTAATGAATATATTACATTTAATCCATTAATATCTCAATCGGGATTTAAAAAAGTATATGTTAACGGAGAAGATATTTCTATAGTAAATAAGTATATTGTCCTGGGAGAATCAGTGCATATTGTAGCGATTTATGAAGATAGCAATATTAATAATATTTACTTAAATAATAATCTTGATTTAAATCAAGGTGTATCTGCAACATATGGATACATAGCTCTTTATCCAAATGAATTATCATCTTCAGAAGTTTATGACAGATATATATCATTTTTAACAAACAAAACTGAAATTGTTAATGAATCTAATTCTATAGGCACATTGGCAGAATATTCTGGCGGAGATGCTGTAGTTGCCTATTCCAGTGCATCAAAACAAGCAGCAATTTAGTATTTTTGGTATTTTGCGGTACAATTTATAGTAGTTCGAACAAGGAAATGGTATTTAATGAAAAAGATGAAAGTCACCCCTGTTGAAGAGGTTAATTATGGACTTTATCTGTGGCAAACTGCAGATGGCGGTCTTGTTTGTGATGATGATGGAAATTATTTAAGCATTCCTTCAATTAAGGGAGATATTCGTCAAATTAAAAAAATTAAAGATGCTGCTAACTATTATGGAGTTGGAGAAGGAAAGCCCGTATTTTTCTCTGGCCATAGGCAGGTCACTGAAGAAGAATATCAAAATCAAAAACAAAGATTAGACTGGGGACTAGTTCCAGATATGTGGGATACTCCAGCAATTAAAGAAGATTTAGAACAAAAGAAGAAGATGGGATTACTTTAATGGTAGATCATAGTGTATCAGTTGTAAATGATGATGATGCTGATGGAGATTTAAGAGCATTCTCAAATTTAGATTTTAATATTAACTCATCTTCAAAAGCAGAATTTGATGATCCATTTTTAAAAGGTTGGGATGAACTTCAAAAACTTGATGGCCTAAGTGCAAACTTTAGACGTAAAGTAAATAGAATGGAAAAATCATTTACAGGCGTAGATGATGCTAAATCTAAAAAATTAGATCCACTTGATCTTACAGGATATTCATTATTTCAAATTGTTCAACCACCATATAACGTCCTTTATTTATCTCAACTTTTTGAGGTTTCTCCATATCATCATGCTGCTGTTAATGCAAAGGTTGCTAACGTAGTTGGATTAGGATATCGTTTTGAAGAAACATATAGAACAACTCAAAAAGTTCAAGCAGCAATGGACAATCCTAAAAATCTTGATAATTTAAGAAGCAGAATCGAAAAAGCTAAAATAGATCTTCGAGATTATCTAGAATCAATGAACTCAGATGATTCATTTATTGATACCATGAAAAAGATTCAAACAGACTTAGAATGTACTGGAAACGCTTATCTTGAAGTCGGACGTACAAGTAATGGAAATATTGGATATATTGGACATATCCCAACGATTACAATGCGTATTAGAAGGCACAGAGACGGGTTTGTGCAGGTTGTTTATAACCGCTATACATTCTTTAGGAACTTCGGTGATACAACCACTCCAGACCAAATTGGAACAGATCCACAGCCAAACGAAGTAATTCATTTTAAACTATATACTCCAACTAATACCTATTACGGAATTCCTAATATTATTTCTGCAAAGAATGCAGTGGCTGGCGATGAATTTGCACAGAGATTTAACCTTGACTACTTTGAAAATAAAGCAGTTCCTCGTTATATCATTACCGTAAAAGGTGCTAAGTTAACTAATGATTCTGAACGTAAACTGCTTGAATTTT